GAGGCGAAAGGGGTCTCGATTACAGTAAACTGCAACCGGAGGGACGCGCGATGCGCGATGACTACACGTTTAATGTTACCAGGACTGGCTATTCAGATATCTGGATAAAAAGCACTGGTAAATGGGCTAAGTGGTTGAATAACACCAATCACACCCATCATGTAGCTCGAACATTTCGTTCCGAAAGTGTTAGCACGCCGAGGATGGGGGCAAGTTACCCTCATTCTACGGAATATCGTGCGCACTTCAATTACGCCTCTTCGCCTTCATATTCGTATGAGACGAAGAAGGGTTCCAACAAGTATCGATTTCGATCGACTGCTGGTGGGACAAGTGATACTCCCGGGGCTGCCTTCGAGACGTATGGATGCAATTCATCGTATCCACACACTCCTTCTGTCGCCGGATCGGTAATTTCCAAAACCGAATCGGCTGCTCTAGGTCAGGTCAAAAACAATGACTTTAACCTAGGACAGACATTGGGAGAAGCTCCTGAAACCATCAAATTTATCGGGTTAACCCTGATGAAACTGATGTTAGCATTAAGAGCTGTCCGAAGTGGTCGTGCATCTCAAGCCGCATCTTACCTTAGCAATAATAAGCTGACGTTAAGTCAAGCAAATAACATTGCGATGGGTAGGAATAGAGCCTTTCGAGGCACTAATTCACGGTGGAAAGATCTCAACCAAGCTGCAGACGGAGCTGCCAGTGCGTGGCTGTCACTACAATACGGTTGGAAACCGTTAATGAGTGATCTTTACAGCGCGACTGAATACCTGAGGTATGGCATAGCAGAAAATGCTGCACCATATGTTCAGGCTAGTTTCCCTGATGAGAACTACGCGGCTGCAAAGCCAAGTTTGTTCTCTGTTTACAAGGGAAGCGTTGATGGCAGCTTCGAACGAGGATGTGAGGTAGGATTTACCTTCACAATCAGGAACCAAACATTGTATGATCTGGACCGTTATGGTCTTCTCGATCCTCTCAGTTTGGCGTGGGAACTTCTCCCACTCTCGTTCGTCGTCGACTGGTTTACTGGCGTAGGTAACTTCCTTGATAGTTGGACTAGACCACTCGGTTTAGCCTTTCTTGACGGGTACAAAACGTTATACCTGCGTAACTACTGGACCGCTGATTACATGTTTTCTGATCATGTGCTCACGTCCGGAGAGGTTCCTAAGATCACCTTTAATCAGCGAAGTATGCTGAGGACCAAGTATCTAACCTGGCCTTACCCCCTTCCGTATTTGGATTTGGGGATAGGCGATAACCAGATGCTATCAGTGATAGCACTCGCAAAGTCTCTCGCGAAGTAGAGACAAAGGAGCCGACTTCATGTCCGCTTTTACTTCCTTTGCGGTCAATGACCGTGAAGCAACTCCCGTAGCTCATACTTTTGAGCCTAACGGGCGCGGTAAGGACAATCAAATGGTTCGATTCGTTGAACCAGGTGTTGTACCTGCTGCCGATACCGTATGTACGGTATCTTGGAGAGACACAGCCGACCGTAAGAAGGTCAAGCTTGTTTTCGCCTTTCCGATGGTTGTCACTGAGACAATCAACTCGGTTGATTACACTAAAGTCCTGTACTCTGATTACGCTAACTTCGAACTGTCGTTCGACAAGCGTAGCACAGCGCAGCGACGCAAGAATCTTGTTGGTATGTTTGCCAACATGCTTGCGCCCGGCGTTACGGTGATTGACGACACCGTAACGGGACTTGAATCGATTTGGTAATTGGCGTATGATACGCCGATTGATCGATTCCATGCTCAAAGGGACCGGTACCTTTATTGGTATTTTCGGTACCTTCGGCATGAAGACCGCTATCGCAGCGGTGGTCATCTATGGAACCGCAATGATTCTCGTTCCTGAGAATTTCATTGCGGACGTCTTCCCAGCGATGGAAAGCCTTTGGCTCCTTGCCAAATTGCCTCCTCACTGTCCAGCGTATTGCTGGAATGGTATGTGACCTGTAATTGATAATACGACTTCCGTACACGAAGTACGGGAGCGTTTCATCTTTCCATATGGAGTTGAAGAAAATGCCAAAACGGAAGAAATCGACAGACGTCGACGTAAACCTGCCGGGCACTCTCAGTGATCAGTTTATTAACGAGCTCCTTTCTTTGCTTGTTGATGAGCGTGGGCCTAAGGTCGAGTATTTGCGAAGCGAATTGCTTAGTAAGTACTTCGATCCAAGCACCACACCAGCTGACGTGCGGCGAGACAGCGCAGTCCGAAAATGGATGGCTGTTGAGTCTCAGAACGCGAAAACCAACGTCCGCCTCTATTCTTCTGAGGTAGACTTCGGTTGGATAAACTCTCTTAGCCTTATGGCGGAGGTTCGATCCTTAGTATCGCGTATACTCGGACCACTTGCATACCCATCGATTCTTTGTGATGGAGTGCATACGAATGGTGCGAGCACTCGAGTGCGGAAGTCTTGTACTGCCGCGATCGAGAAACTCACCGGAGAAGCTGAGCTTTCTGACTCTGCTAAGCCACACTGGGACGCGTATTCAAGTAATACGTTGTTAAGTTCCCAGGGGACTAGGCAGCAAGAGAGCTCATGTCTTTTTACCGTGCCAAAGAAGTCAGATATTGATCGGGTGGCTTGTAAAGAGCCTGAGATCAATATGCTTCTACAAAAGTCTGTCGGTAATCATATCCGACGAAGGCTAAAGGTATTCGGTGTCGATCTTAACGATCAAACCGTCAACCAAAACTTAGCCCGCGTAGCTGTGAGCAAGAAACTCGCAACTATAGACTTGAGTAGTGCTAGTGATACCATCACAAAACAATTGGTAATTAACCTATTGCCATTTGAGTGGTGGTCACTACTGGACGACCTTAGGGTAAAGTCGACAACCATGAAGGAGCAAAACGAGCTTCATAAGCTTGAAATGTTTTCTTCTATGGGTAACGGTTTTACCTTTGAACTTGAGAGCCTCCTATTCTACGCGATAACTCGCGTGGTTTGTTGGAAATCAGGTATCCGAGGTCGTATCTCCGTATTTGGTGATGATATTATCGCACCTGTAGCCGTTGTGAAACGCCTACAGAGGGTCTTTTCTTTCCTTGGGTTCACCATGAATCCAAAGAAGACTCACTTTACCGGTTTGTTCCGGGAAAGTTGCGGGAAACATTACTACGGAGGACTTGACATATCGCCGTTTTATATTCGACGGCGCATATCGACACTTCCAGACCTTATCAGCTTGCTGAATAAGTTCCTTGAATGGGACGGTCGCGGTTGGGGATTTCTACAAACCCCCGAAGCTATCCGTTTCCATAGGAAGTGGTCAGCTTTCGTTCCAGTCATCCTTCATGGAGGATTGGATCCGGAAGACCCCTCGGCACTTGTGACGGGGGGCGTGCCAAGGCATCGCCTCATAGTGAAAACGCGTAAGAGGAAACCAGCAAAGCTGGAACTCCCACGTCTACACTTATGGCACCTGACGAAGGACTCAGCCAACTCACTAAATGCCCTCTACGGATTGGAACCCGTAGATCAATTTACCTCCAGGAGTAAGACCTTCTGGGATAAAGGGTATAAGGCGAGTGTCGCTGACCTTCTTGAGTACTTAGATACCGAATCAGTTGGTATCGAAGTTAACCCGCTTGCTAAGGTTGGGTTCAAACATGAACCTATCGAAGCTTACGGGGCACGGACTACTTGGAAACCTTACCTTCTAAATGAAGAGGATGTAAAATGACTATTCTTGCAGACATGAAAGCCCAAATCGTGGGTTCAGTACTGGGGGATAGCCATCCCTTCGTGCTTGAAATTTCTAAGGATAACCTTTCTCCTTATCGGTTCGATTTTGACATCGATGCAAATCACTTAGGTGATCTGTATTGTGTCAGTATCTACAGCCGGTTTGGAGGGTTTTCTCGGAAATCGGTGATTACGCTTTGGGACGAGGAGTTCGACGTGTTTGCGTCTAACTTCAACTTCCTTTGTTCGATCATCAACAAGCTCGATGTGGTTGCACAGGAAGACGCCG